TGCGAAGATTTCGATCTACAACCTACAAAAGCAATACACTTGGCCAGCAAAGACGGCAAGCCTGTCGGTGTTAGACCCTTGCTAAGATGTCTTCAAAAATAGGATCTAAGTCGTATATACTTGTTCCCCTTATGCTGTCTAGCCATCCGTTGTATCTTTTATAATTTTTTACTTCATTAGGATTGTATTTGGACACATGTAAATGTTTGATTGCTTGTTCAGCTGTAGGATGATTAAACTTTTTTAAATAAGCAATTTTCTTTTGTTTAATATCATCAGGAATACAATCAAGTTTTCCAGGCACACCATACATAGGACTCATGTTAACTTTTTCAGCAGGGAATTGTAAGAAATATTCAAACCAATCTTCGATTATAGCAAAACTGTTTGTTTGTACTACCATTTGAATACTATAATCTTCTGCTATAGAAATAATCTTTGGGATGTTTTTTTCAACTTTGTGCCACTCGGCACCAGTTCTTATATATTCATATGCTTTTCCTGCTGCATCAATACTTAAATTTACATGAATATCTTTAAATTTCTCAACACGGTTCATCCAAGGCTTATTAATACTTGTACAATTAGTTGTATAATTTAACCGTGTTGTTTCGTTCATTCCTTTTTCAATTAGATAATCTAATATAGGAAACATGCGTTTATTAACTGTAGGCTCGCCGCCTAATATAGCCAAGCATTTCAAGTTTGACAAATCAAAGTCCATAACATCAGTTGTATCTCTTTGCTCAATAGGATTCCAGCCATGTGCTACAAATTCTTCTTCAATCAAGCTACTACTATGCATACTACACATTCTACATTTGAGATTACAAAGATTGTCAGGACGGTAATCAAGTTTGTTGAGAACATCAATTTCATACCAGTTCAAATCTAAATCTCTATCTATGTAATTTCTAGCTGACTTTATACCATGCTGTTCTGTCTGAATACATTCCTCACAAGTTTTACTAATAACTGACATATCATGATTTTCCATTGCAGTTTTAATATTATCAAGATATTCACTTGTGTGATAATCACCTACTGCTCCGGTAAATTTATCACCTTTCCATTCACAGCAAGGACTAATACCGCCACCGCCATATGTACCTCCATATTGAGCTGTAGTCCACGGTGCGTAACAATATGGATTATTTTTTGCCATTAATAATAAATTATATTACCTTTTCTTTGCCACTGCTTGCTGTATGTATAGGAATATTTTAAACAATCGCCTGCGGCTGTAGTATACACAGCGTCTTTATCAAATATAGGAGATCCTTTTCCAACACATAAAGATATCAAAGGCCATGAGTATGATTGATTTGTTTTATATCCAAATCTTTTCCATATAATATCACTCCACTGCTGCGTAATTTCTTCTCCAGGATATGTTGTACATCCAATAAAACTAAAATCAAACCCTTGAGTTAAAATATAATTTAACACAGCGCCTCCATGCATTCCTATGTGGAAATGTTTTGTGTTCCATGATCCTAAATCAATACCATCTGGAAAATGTTCTTCACCGTCTTCAGTGTGTGCTAATGTTAAATAGACAATAGGAGCAGTAACTACTGCCAATTCATGTTTATCTACAGACGGATTACAGAAAAAATGTGTTGCTAAAAATTCTTTAATATGTAAATCACTTGGAAGTAATTTCATTATAGAAAACCGTGCTTTTCCAGAAGTTTGCATAGGAGCATGATGTAAAATTGTTTCTATTCTTTCTTGAACTGCTGTTGGTATTACAATAGAACTATCAAAAACTTTAAAGTTTCTACGATTATCCCAATCAGAATTGATTTCACCTGGTCCATCTTGAAGACCTTGTTTCAGCAGTTCTATAGCATTTACAACAGTTATTTTTGACTGTTCATTTATACTTGCGTTTTCAAACATTTCTAAAATAAGCACTTTTAAGATATCATACATTTCTAATTCAACATGAATTGATTTAAGTTGTAAAGTGTCTCCTAAGTAAAAAACTTTTACAAGATGATCAATAGCCAATGTGTCATTTGATTGAATACAGGTGCTCAGTGCTTGAACAATATATTGAACATCTCTTACACATTTCTTATATTCTGTTGTTCTATTAGGATAATTTTCTCTTACTTTCGCTTGGATAATCTTTCCTAATTCTTTCTTTTTGTTACGTAATAATGTTACAGCATTCCAATCCATTACAATTCTCCAACATGCCAACCTACTGTTTTCCATGTATCACAGTTTCTGTACTGGTCTGTCATTGATACATGCGACTTTAACATATTTATATGGCTGGGAGTGTTGGCCTTTTCGATAATGTTGTACAATTCTACAATCTGTTCTGATTCTTCTTGTGTATACTTTGATAGGTCAATATTTTTTATATCGATATTTGCTTGATTTCTAATTTCAATAGGTGTATTATCAAGATTATACCAAGGTGCTCCGTTGAGCCAACTAAACCCAACTTTGAATCTATCTTGATAATTGGTATACTCTTTGAAAAATTTAATACTATCAGCTAAATTTAAAATATTTAAGTTATGAGGAACAATAGCAAACTCACATGTTAACCATGGATACTTTTTAAGTATGTCAATTTTTTCAAGTGCTTCGTTCCATTTTAACGGCCAACGCAAGTATTCGTAAAAGTTTTTTCCGCTGCCATCAATGCTGTAATTAATGTGTAAATGATCAAATGCTTCTAGTTTTTGTATTTGTTCTTCTGTAAAACTACCGTTTGTAGTAATGTTTAAGCCTGGCAAAGACTTTCCGCTGTTAAGCAAAGCATCGATCATTCTATCAAAATGTACATTTATAAATGGTTCGCCGCCTGTAATTTCTAATTTTCTAATGTTATCGGCTCTGTCTACAATATCATTGATTATATTTCTATACCAAGTTTTACTTTTTGACCAGTCATGTTTTTTAGTTACAAGTTTGTATAGATCAGGATCATCTATACTACTAGTCATAGCTTTGTATTGTTTTTCAATCAAACTACTTCTACTAGCATTACATATTCTACAGGCTGTATTACACTGATTACCAAAAGTAATCATAATATGTTCTATGCCTTTGTCGACTTTGCCTTCGTAATAAGCGTTGCGTTTTTGTCGCATACTTTTTGCGCCATTATCTTCTTGCCGCCAGCAAAAATCACATCCACTTACACGCTCTCCTGAATCTAATCGATTTTTAAAATCTTCGAGCCAACTACTTTTTAAATATTCTTCAAAGTTTTCAACTTCTGGTCGTTCGCCAACATACTGACAGCATGGGCCTAGATTACCTCTGCTATCAAAATGTATTTGTTTGTAAGGTTCGCTACACTTTGTATTCATTCTAAACCGTTTGTTACTAAGTAATATTGCGGAGTATCTGCAATTGGAAAATCGTCCCAAGTATACACTATTTTAAAATACTTGTTTATAACTTTATTTTTATATGTAAGATAATCTACAAGTGATTTACTATTATAATCGTACCTACAAAAAGCCATCCTATCTTTACCTGTCCACAATACTTTGATTTGTTTTGTGTGAATAAATTCTGAAAGCACTAGTAGCCTGCAAATTGCTTGATTCGGGTTACAGTCGTCTAATACAATAATTAATTCATTACTACCTGTTTCTAACAAATGTTCAAATACCTGCTTCATATTTTTAGTATTACAATCCACTCTAGCATAGTCAATAGAATCTGTTATTTGATTTTTAATATCATTGTAGTCTTTTTCAAAAACTGTAGCGTTTATTGTATTGTTTGTAAATTCGTTTAAATTATTTTCTAAATCATCTATGCTTTTAGGAAACTTTTCGTACAAAGTATATTTGGATAATTCATGAAAATTTTCTGTAAGATAAAATTTTAAACCTTTGATGTTGTTGTGAATCCATGCAGCCCACGCACCTGTAGCTGTACCCAGCTCGAGTATATTTTTGCTATTCATTGCTGCTAAGATTTCTCTTTCAACTATAGCATCCTCAGCAGAACTCATAATCAATTTAAATTCAGGATTTTCTTTCCCTAGTTTATCTTCATATCTAAAGATGTTTTTGTTCACTACGCCATTCCTGTAATAAATCCTCGTCTAGTTCAATCATAAATGTCATCAACAATCCCATTTTGCTGTTCCACTTTTTTCGAGGTTCTGTATTTAATGATCCTTCATTTGTAGCATGTAATTGTACAGCATCAAAAATACAAGGTGAGCCAGTTTTCCAATCAAATACACTTTCTGCGTTAAGTCCTGCTAATCGTTTATAAGGAGTATTCATATATTTTTTATGAAACTCTTTGTCAAACGGTTCATTGCTCTGTGGCATTGGATCTCCGTTGCGATCATAAAATTGTAAATGACTGTAATCGGTTACAATTTCATAAATGCTGGCAATATTTTTTACTTCGGCTCCACCGTTGTATACTTTTGCCCAACCAATATCACGCTGTTCAAAAAACACAATTTGACCGCCATCTTCTTCGTCAAGATGGGTGCCAATCCACAGTGGTGTAATTATATTCTTCCAAGTTGTGTATTTGCGTTGTGGATGATTCAATGGCACATTTTCGCACATGCCTTTGTAGCCTTTTTCACGCATAGCATCTTGGTGTAGTCCATACTGTTGTGGAGTAATAAAATAATTACCACCAATTGTAGGAGATTTTTCTGCCACCGGTCCTAGTACACTATCAAATTTTTCTTTATATCGTTTGTAAATAACTTCCATATCAACATCAATAATAACAGTGCCGTTGCGATTTAATCTTGGTTTGTTATAATCTGCTGTAAAGGCATTTTTCCATAGCCAATCTAATTCGTCTTTGTCAAACAAATCATCTACACAATCTGCTTTACTACTATGTCTACGTACATTTTCAATGGCTATTGGATGGTCCATTGGCAACATATAAAATCCCGGTTCGTCAGGTGTACTCATAATGTTCCTCCATATATTTGTATAGTTCCATATTTACATCTTTTAATTGTAAACCAGTCACTTTGTCTATATTATAAGTGAAATCAATAAATTTGTCAAATAAATTGTTTTGCTCAATACTTTTGTAATACTTTATGTTGTAATCGTCTTTAATAACATTTAAGTATTCTTGCGGTAAAACATGTACGCTTAAAAATTCTGGAACAACAAGAAGACTGCTGTAATGTTTAAAACCTAAATCCGTAGCATATTGTTTTACACGTTTCATATCATGTAAATTATAAGCCTGTACTGTGCTGTAAACCGCCATATCAACACTGGTATTAGCACTGTACTCTGCCCATTGTTTGGTCACAGCATCTACTGTGTTCCATGTTTTACCATGCCGCACGTAGTCGTTTACAAGCTCTACACCGTCAATGCTTAGTTCAATTGTGACAGCTTTGAACTGGTCCAAATACTTTAGCCATTTGTTTGGAAAAAATGTACAGTTAGTGTTGAGTTCAAGTTCAATATTACCAATTACGTTTTTGTCTGCTAAGTATTCAAATAATTGTTTTGTTTCTGGTGTAATAAAAGGTTCACCACCCAAATACTTGATTTTTTTAAGTTTGCTAAGATCTACATCAGCAAAAATACTTGGCACACTTATCTCAGGCTGTACAACAGTATGATGATATTTTTTCAGTTGAGAATTTTGCTCTACTAATTTATTCCACAATGTGCTGTAAGTTGGCGCACACATTTTACATGCTAGATTACATTTATTGCTTAAACTGATTTCAATGTATTCAAGATCAGTTGTGCCTGAAAAGTTTTCGTTCATTTGTTCACGTAAACTGTTGTGTCCACGCTGTTCTTCTTTCATACATTTTTTACAACCGTCTGCCCATCCGTCAGTCATATCATATATAACACCTTGATAAAAATCACTTTGTTTGTAATCAGTAAAACTGGTTTGTGTAATATCTACGTGAGGAAAGTTGTTAAACCTACAACAAGGACGCCAACTGCCTGCGACAGTTATACACATATGGTTGTTTAAAGCATTACAAACTGGCATTTTCTTTTACCCAGTTAGCTGTCCATTCTAACCCCTCTTTTCCAAAATGAGTGCCAGCTTGCCACCATTTTTTACACTGTTCTTTTCCTAGTATATCTTCTAAACATGGCAAGTCTAACTTACGTTCTTTGCCCTCTGTTTGAAGATAACAAAAATCAGTATTATTTTTTATGTATTCATAACTAAGTTTATATTCAAGTTGAAATGCTTCGTCGTTCATAACTTTATAATATGCTTTAGCTAGGTCAATTGTTTCTTGCTTGGTTGTTAAATCAGCAGACTGCGAAACACTTTGAATAGTTGCTATTTGTACATCATTGTACACACTATGATCAAATTGTTTAATATTATTTTTTTGTTTTAGATGGGTTGTCCAATCAACATTATCGTTCCAATATGTTATTCTTTCAGGCCTTGTAATTTGAAATACATATTTGTCAGCTGGATTATTTTGTTTTACCCAGTTTAATAAATGTATTTGGAATAGTAAACTGCTTCCTGCTACAGCATAATTTTCAACTCTGTAGTCAGTGTCTAACAATTGCGGCCAACTTAAATAATTATCAATTTGTCCAACACCGTGTGTCCAACTACATCCAAAAATTGCTAGTTTCATATATTATCCAATATCCAATCTGCTGTCCACTGACTGCCTTGTTTGTTAAAGTGCTGGCCTTCATCAGCAACAAACTTATCACCAACTATATCCATTAGTACAGGCACACCGCCAATTTTACATACGTCTTCGTTATGGAAGTATACAAAGTCAGTTTTGTTTTTTACATATTCAACAACTGCTTTATACTCAGTTCTGTGAATATTTTTATTAATGTACTTATAGTACAAACTGGCAAAATCGTGCTTATCTGGATACTTCCAGAAACTGTCTTTTTTAGAAAGATTTAGATGTCCAGGAGTGATACAAATAAAATTTCTATATATGTCTCCACTACGATCTAATTCTCTATAATTAACATATTGCTTTAGATATTTTCCATAATTTAATTGGTCATTAAAGTATGTTAATCTATGAGGTGATGTAATTTGAAAAATTATTTTATCATATGAATCATGTCTACACACATCGTCCATTAGGTATGCTTGAAAACTTAAACTACTTCCTGCTAATGCCCAATTATCAACCTGCCAGCTTGGATTAGCATCTGCTAGTGCTTTAGGCCAACAATAAGCATTATCTACTGGGCCAATTCCTTGTGACCAGCTACAGCCAAAAGTTGCTATTTTCATGCTACTTCCGTAAGTTTATTTTGTATTTCGGCTTCTTTTTTCATAAACATCCAAGACTTTTTCTGTCCTGTTAGTTCTTTAATCAAGTCGTTTACTTCTTTAAATCTTCTGTTACGAGTTTCTAGATCGTTGCCTTTATAACTCCAATCAACTTCGTCATTGTAATAATCCAAGTCATCTTTGATTTCTTGCCATAACGGTTGTGTTTCATCTAACATTAATGTATTAGCAAAGCTAAACCATATAAGAGGTGTTTTACCGTCATCTGCTTTACTGGTTGCCCAACCAAGATCATAAATTTTTCTTACAGTGTCTAGAGTTTGCTGATGATCTTCTTCAGTTTCAGTAGGCCATCCTACAATCATCATAAGTGTACTAGGTATCTTGTACTTTTGTAACATCTCTAGACAGAACCACATGTCTTCGTCTGTGAATTTTTTCTTCATGTCATAGCGTATTTTTTGTACAAAACTTTCCATGCCAATTTCAACTTCTTCGCAGCCAGCTTCTTTCATCATTCGATACCATTCTTCTGGAAACTGTCTTTTGCTGCGTATAATCCATTGGCTTACCCAAGTAAAATCATCGTTGTATGTTTTACGATATTCACTGAGTCCTTCTAGCAGTGTTTTAAATGCTTTCATACTGCCATTAATCAAACTGTCAGTAAACCTAAATGTTTCTCTGTCATATTTTTCTCTAACAGTTATAATTTCTTTAGCAATGCTTTCGCCTGAACGGAACGTGTACTTGGGCCATATTTCGTAAACATTACAGAATGTACAGCGTTTTACACAGCCTCTGCTGCCAGTCACATACACAGGCTTTTTGAACTTTAATTCGTGATACTGACTCCAATCAATGTCGTCATAATTTGGTATTTCCACTGTGTTTAAATCTTCAAGTTGTGTAGCATCTTTGTTGATACCAGGAGCATCGTAGTTGCCTGCCATGAGATCCAGTATTGCTTGTTCACCATCACCCCAAACATAGAAATCAATCATACCATTGTCAAGATATTGTTTAGTTCTGTGAGTAACCTCGGCGCCGCCCCAAACGATTTTCGTGTCAGGCATTTCGTGCCTAAGTCTATAACTAAGTATTGTAGCTATAGCTCTACTATAACTGCTCAACATGCTCATACCAATAAACTTAGGGTTAAGCAGTTTGAACTCCTCCATCCATTGGTCAATTACATATTCATACTTGGTTAGTATTTCGTCTCTAAAAAAATCGTTGTCGTCAATGTCTTTTTTGAACACACGATCATTTTCAAAGAAATATTGTTTATCTCCATGCTTTTCAAATTCTCTAAACAATCTAATGTTGAGATCTAATACTTTACAACTATACCCTGACTTTTCCAATGTGGCTTTTAACACAGCTGGTCCAACCGTAGGAGCATCTGGATTAATCTTAGGTATAATACAAAGCAGCATGTCAAGCATTATCAAATATTTCTTTCATTTCTGGAAATGTTTCAGCAAAAGTTATTCCTCGTTGTTGATCACACAAACTCAAAAACTCTTTCATTTCCGGCAAACGCTGGCTCCAATCTTCGCTTTCCATAAAACTGAGAATACCATCTAATCTTTTAATACCATATTCAGCACTGCGCCATTGTTCATAATCAACTTTGCCTTTGTGCCAACTAGGTATACCCAATTCCCAATTTTCTTCCCACCAAGGGTACCATGCTTCGTATTTAGCTCTACATTTTTCCTTGAATTCTTTGGGCAACACTTTTACATTCAAGTGCGCTGGCCAGTATACAAAGTGCTGACTGATACCGCCTGCGCCAAATGGCCACATGTTGATTTTGCGAAAGCCCTGTTCTAGTTTCCATTGAATAAAGTCTGGCAGGTAATACACATTAAGTGCTTGTATTGCTGCTGCTATAGTAACTTCAACATTGTCTGTGGTTTGTGTATCAAGAATATGGAACACTTCTTCTTGTCTTTTCCATTTGCTAGGATAACGAATGTAGTCATTCATTTCTTTGATGCTGTCAATGCTGTAATGGAACCTCACAAGTTTGAAATGACTCCACAGCTCAAACAAATCTTCACGCCATTCTACACCGTTGGAGTTATATCTCAATTCTAACTGTGGAGCAAGTCCTTGTCGTATTGCTTCTTCGAGAATTTCGTAGTGTTCTTCAATGATAAGACTTTCGCCTCCAGCAAAGTAAATTTGCTGCATTGTTGGCATTTGTTCGTAAAACTGTTTCCAAAATATAGGATTTTGTTTATGCCAATTATAACTACTACCGTTGGTGCTGCCTTTGTTGTCCCATTGCATGATTTCTTTAAGACTTTCATTTTTTACAGCAGGAAAAATCTTTTTATAATCTTTGATCCATCCTGAACTATCATGTGGAGAACACATTACACAGGCAAGTTGACATTTAGTGCCAAATCTTAAATCAATGTATGCTAAGTTAGGAGGCACACTACCATCCTCATTAGTTTCTTCTAATATTTTTTCGAGATCAACACGTTTACTCCAATAATTGGTTTCCCACATACGCTTGCTTCTATGTCCTGCTGCTTCTTCTTTGTAGCACTTTAGACAACTAGGAGGTTGCTCGCCGTTAAGCATTTGCTTACGAACATTCTTCATATAATTACTATTCCAAGCAGTTTCAAAATCACTTACATTAAGATTATTAGGCTTGCCGTCGTCTGTTTTGAGAATACCAACTTGTCCACCGTGTTCTTTTTCGTTTGTAGGTCCTACACTACTTGCGTTTGCTGTACAGCATACTCGCATACTACCGTCTGGTCTTGTGCTTAAATGTACCCAAGGTAATAGGCAAAATGTATCTGAAGGAAATTTTGTGTTGTCTGTCATGTACAATCCTGATAAATGTGTGGAAATAGTTTTTCGTAATTAATACCTTTGAACATCGCAATGTCCTTTAAGGTTTGATGTTGTTTTTCTATACTGTGTTTATCCATAATTTTTGGCTCTGATAGATATCTTTGAATATAAATGTGCCATCTAAATTTTTTCAGTGAATTTAATATTTGTTCTTTTGTGTTATCACTTAAATATGTTGGACGTAAATGTTCCGGATGCTGAATAACTTGTTGGAAAAATGCTTCTGGTCCATACCACATGTTATTATCCTTAGCAAATTTGTATAATTTTTTCCAATGCGGCAAAGTAAAATTACTCCACGTAGGAGTAAGGTTATGAAAAGAATCTGGAAAGTCTTTTTTTAGTTGTTTAATATTTTTTTCTATATTTGTCCAATTACTATTAAGCCTTACAGCATCATTAATTTCTCCAAACCCGTCTACACTATAACACCAATTAACCGTTTTAAATCTTTTTAATTCATTTACAAATTCTTGTTTGTATAAACTAGCATTTGTTACTATTAATATTTTTACAGTATCAGGAAGCTCCTTAAGAAATGGTATATATTCTTTAATCATAAATGGCTCGCCTCCTAATAAAGTTAATCTTTGCAATGATTTTGCTTGACGAGTAAACTTTGCCATTGTTTCTTTTGAGTCTATCCACTTTGGATCTTTTGATGTCCAATTCGTAGGAAGAAAATTAAAATTTTTAGATAAATCATAAATGCCTGAACTACTTGTAGGTGTACAAATAATACAAGCAAGATTACACAAATTTTTTAAACTTACTTGGCTTTGTAATATGTTAGGTTGAGATATTAAAGGATTATAGCCAGGATAGTTCTCCTTTATCTGTTCTACACGTAAACTAAAATTTGTATTTCTTTCTTTTGTCATACAAATTTTACAAGCTTCAGGCCAAAGATTTTGGGTAAAAATTTTTTTTTGCTCTGCTTGCCAACGTCTCAATTTTTTTATACTTTTAAATCTATAATCAGTTGTCCAACAACAACCATAAAAAGTACCATCTACTTCTACGTTGACTTCATAATCTAGTACTGGACACCCTTGAGATACCGGAGGAATTGTATACGTTTTTTTTATCATTCTACATACCTATTTTTTGTCATCTTTACTGTGTTAGTATTTAAGTTTGTAGATATGTGTTTGTTTTCCCAACGCTGACGTCTACTTTTTATACATGTATTTGTACAAATAGGATTACAGTCTGTGGGCAAGTTGCCTCCATGGTTTCTATTTGTCCAGCTTGATGTCAAATCATTAGAGAAAAATTTTCCATTTACAATATCATTTATTTCATTATAATATGCGTTATTCCAATTTTTACCATAAGCATTTTCATACCTAGCTGTATGCTCTGGAAAATGTACAACTTGATAGCGTACATTGTATAAGAAACAGCAAGGAAAAATTTCTCCTGTGTGGGCTACAAAATATGCTTTTTCGTCATTTGAGGTTTTACAATAGATGTCTCCATTGTGATATTTTTCATCGCTCATACTGTGGACATATCTATCCCAATTCCATTGTGACCGTTTCTTTTCTAATTCTGTTCTTTCATATAACTTATCTAGCTCTCTATTGTCCAAGCAGGTATCAGGGCGTTCTTTGAATCTTGTGAATCCAATTTGTTTAGCAAGATCTTTGGCTTCTTCAATTTGATGCTCATTCCAAGGAAAAACAACCCACTGCCATTGTGGACGGCCTCCGGCTTTGACAAACGCTTTTGCGTTTTCCATAATCTTGTCAAAGTCTGTTCCTCTACGATATATTGGGTTAGTGTCCTTTAAACCATCAACACTGAAGTTCAATGTATACCTACTGCCTTGTAGTATTGTTGCCATTTCGGCCCAGTACTCTGGTTTACGCAAACTACCGTTTGTGTGTATAACTATACTCTTATCAGTATTATACACTATGTGACGTAGCATGTCAAGAAAGTCAGGATGCATAGGCGGATCGTCAATACTACCACAAAACTGTATTTCTTCTATATCTTTGAAAAAATCAGCATCAACAATTTTTTTGAAAATATCAATGTGTAAAAAAATGTTTTTTTTAATAACAGGATTTAGTTTTAGTTCATCAAGTGGATCAGCACGACTACACCCAATACAATTGGCATTACAATTACTACTAATTTCAAATTGTAATACTTTTGGTTTATCTAAATAGTGCATTTGTCAATCTCAATATCACTTCCACAAGTACATTCTTTGTAAGCACAAATAATTGGTTCATTTAAAAGATTTACTTTTTCTGGTGATGTTTTTATATTGCCCATACTTACCTTATTGTTACAAGCATTAGCAGGAACAACATCACCGTTTGCTTTTATAACTACTAAATCTCTGCCAATATTACATGCCCATCCTTCGAAACGGTTTTTACCTGCTTGTATTAAATCATGATTGTTTTCTTGTGTAATAGAACCGTCGTCATAATAACAGTTGATGCCTAAACTGGTTTTGTTGCGTTTTGTGCTGGGCCTATTAGCAGTGCTGCGATGTGCTTCAGCCATCCACTGTCTTTGCTCATCAGTGTAGGGCATCCAGTCTCGCTGTCCAAATTCAATTTGTAGCTTTTTTATCTGTATGGGCACCACAGTGTTGTCTCGCAGTTTTTCGTATATACCAACACACTTGTCCCACGCATTGATATCCATTAGCATTTGAATGTTGGTTTGACAATCCTGTTGTATTGTATTCACAACTTCAATGGTGTGATCTACATCAGCTTCTTGATGGTGATAGCTAATGCTTACTTTATCCAAGTATGGCTTGGTTCTGTTCCACCATTTGATTGTTCTACTGCCGTTGGTTAGAATGTTTACTACACTATTAGGATCAACTGACTTAATGATTTCACTGAGCTTTGTAAAGTTCTTCCACACTGTAGGCTCGCCGCCTAGTATAGTATATATTCTATGATCATGTGTGCTTTGTTCTGTGATACGCCGTACTACAGTTTCACACTGTTCAATATCAGGCCAATACAAATCGCCACCATTGCTGTCCGGTGTACAGTATGTACATTTGAAATTACACACATTGCTGAGTATCCAGTCTACTACCAGTATGTTGTTTCTTGTTTTTATTTTGTATAAGTTTGCCATAATAATTCAAATCTTTTCCAATCGTCAGGATAATCAATGTCCAAACTTGCCATCCATGATGATTTGTAGAATCCTATTTTACCCGGTAGTCTATTTCCAGTTTGTACAAAATCTTTGTGCCGACTTACAAACACTGCTGAATTTATTTCGTACACAGATTCTAGTGTTTGTGTCAACGGCCAATATCCTACAGCATTAGGATCGTAATTCAATGGCTCTCCATCTTTCCATAAAAAATTTTTAATTTCATTTGCTGTCGCTACACTATCGTATTCAGAGTCAGCGTAAAATTCTAACAAGTCGTCAATGTCATGTTCAGTAAAGAACGGTGCTGTAGCAAAAACCATTGCTATGTTATCTGCTGGTATGTTTGTTACTTGTTGAGACAGATGTTTTACCCACACATCTCCCGGACAAGTACCGGCATACTGTGTATCTCTTTTGTGTAAATGTACTTTTTTATCTCCAGGAAGTTTTGAAACTATATCTAAAACTTCGTTACTTTCACTACTAACAAATATTTCTGAGATGTGTTGACTTTTTTGTAATTGTTCTATTTTTATTTCGGTAATTCCATAAAGATACTTTCCCACTGGACGCAGATTCTTGCGTGGCACTCTTTCGCTGTTTCCTTTTATAGGTAGTATAGCAAGTGTGTTCATAATAATTCTTCTGCCCATGGATATGCTGCTAAAAACTCTACATTACATCTATAGTCCCAAATGTCCTTGCTGTAATGTTGTAGTAGACTGCGTTCAGTTGTACTTATTTGTCTGTGTTCATACATGGTTTTAGTCTGGAATGTTCTCCAATTAGTATTCACATCAATAAATTCTACAGCAGCAAATTGTTTGTAAAATTCTGTTCTAGCATCTAGCGGAATCAATCTAAAGTCCAAGAAACTAGGATAGTCAACTTCATTATAACTTACTCTTGCTTGGGGAAACTGATTAGCCCAAGCAAAAAACTCTGGCATGTTGTGATATGTAAGCATACTCACAGCAGGTGTAAGTCCTACCATACAACGGCTGTTGTACATTCTAACAAAATTGCGTTCAATGGTTTGCCAACGAGCAGGGTACCGCTGATACTCCAATGCTGCTCCTACAGCGTCAATACTACACATTAGCTCTACATGCCGAAACTTTTCTAATGTTTGTAATATGCGAGTTTTGGCACTGGTACAGTTGGTTATGAATTCTATTTCAAGATCAGTTTTGCCTCGCTCTACCAACTTGTACAAAAATTCTTCTACTTCCGGCATGATAAAAGGCTCACCGCCAGCAAATCTCAGCGTTTGTAAGTCTGGTAAATCCAGCACTAAATCCAGCAAGCGTCCTACATCTGTGTCCACGGTGCTGGGTATGCTACGAAGCAAGTCATTGTCCACACCATTAGCTTTTAATTCCAGTGCTAGGTTTGCTATTTGGTCACTGAAACCTCCGCTACACATTTTACACTGTAAATTACACTTGTTGCTGAGTCTTAGATCCAAGTGTCTTATGCTTTGATCAGTGCTGCCGTACTGTTGATTAACTCTGTGGCGTTTGCTTTCTCTGCCGTTGCGTTCGTTGTGCCAGCAACTTTCACATGCTGTGTTTTCTATGCTTGATTCTAAATCTTTGCGTACAGTGTTCAGCCATGAATTTGATTTGTACCAAGCATTCATATCGTCAACTGTGTTCCAGTCTACCCTTATGTCACGCTTTTGTATACAGCAATGTCCTACTCTGCCTGTGGTGTCTATATTAAAGCCGTTGTTGGTCAGTGTACAAAATTTATTCATAACTGCCCTCTAGCCACAAATCGTTATTCAGTAGTTTTTGATATATTGGCTCAAGATCTACTTCTATTGAGGTTCTATCTTTTCGAAAGTTTTGTTGTTTTACTCTACATTTATCAAACACTGTACCAATATCGTCTGTTTTATTAATTTCAACACTTGGTCTTATAATTTCTGCGTTCCAACAATTGTGATTGTTTATAAATTCCAACTTTTTTCCAAACTTTAAAAACAATAAATTTTGAAATTTAATTTGATTGTCGCCTATTAAGTCGTATAAAGCAAGTTTATCTTTTGTAAACAAATCAAAAAAAGTTTTTTCAACATCAGGAAACCATTGTGATATAATATTTTGTTTATGAACATACAGATAATCTGCTATCAACGGCTTACTAAATCTTACACTTAATATATGAGACATAACTTGTGTACTAATATTTTCTAAATCGTTAGCACTATAATTTATAATATCTAAACATCTTTGTAAATCACCAGACTGAAAATAAAATAAACAATCTGGTCTTGTTTGTAAAATTAAATCATATTCGCTGTCTATTAAACTATAACCTCTTGCTGCTCCCCAGTGCTGTGACATAAAATGTAATGCATGTAATCTACGTTTATAATCAAATTTTTTTGAAGATCCGCCATATAGAAGATTAGGAGCATGTGTATCAATATTTAAAATATTTTTAAAAGTTTTGTCTTTGGCATTTTCTTTTATTATATTATTAACAGTATTCAAAAATTTACTAGTTCCCTCAATAATATATTTTTTTGGCTTCCAATATTTTAAATAATTTTCATGTATGTAATTTAAATCTTGAATTTCAACATCATATAGATTTTGTGGCCTGTTCTTTGCATCTGTAGCATCGCATATCGTTTCTGTGTTTGTGGTATGAATAAAAACATCAAATTGGTGTTGCGGATTTTCGTCAACAACAAAGCGTTGAAATAAGTCTGATCCTAGTTTAGCACATCTAGCTTGACCTCTTAACACTACAGCAATTTTCATGATATCACCGTGTTATATATTGGAGCAGGTTTTTCTTTGCCGCCGCAACGATTACATATATCTATGCTTTCACGCTGCCATGCTAAATGTAAATCATTGGCAAATTCTTGTGTTAATGTACGCAAGTTGGCATTTCTTATATGATTGTTTTTATACTTTGAATAATTAAAGTTTGTTCTTAGATCAAGTTGTCTACCACTGATATAACAGCATGGCCAAATATTGCCCCAAGGATCGATTTGTAGCATGCCTTCCTCAGCATAAGGACAAGCAAAACTTCCTACAGGTTGTACAGCATTAGTCGGAGGTGTTGCTACATGAGAACGGAATGTATCACGTCTAGCATATTTTTCACTGAATGTTTTTGTATCAGGGCCAGATAACTTTTGCTGTGGAAAATCTTTGTAGGCTTTCATGTCAACCTCTGATCGATTGCGATTGGTTTGAAAGGCCATACAACCTACAGATTCGGCAAAATTGCTAATAGCATCTATGTCATTTTTGTTGTAATCAAATACAATACACTTCCATATACTGTTGCCGCCAGCATTGTTAAACGCACGTAGGTTGTCTATGCGTTTTTTCCAGTCAATGCCACGCCTATACACATCATGATTATGTTTAAGTCCGTCAATACCCCATTTTATATCATGTTTAGCAAACCGTTGTAATACCACAGCAAGGTCATGCCAAAATTTTGTATTACGTGCGCCGCCGTTGGTATTCAAATTCAAATATACATCTGTTTTGACTTCAGCTAATATTTCTATCATTTCAATAAAATTTGGATTCATACTGAAGTCACCAAAATTACCATTGAAAATAATTTCTTGAACATTTTGTAAATTGTCTTTGGTGATAAAACTACGCCAATCTTCAACACTGATATGATTTAGTTTTAGATTAGGATGATTTTCGCCGCCGTCGATGTTTCTATCACATGCTCCGCAATAAGCATTACAATAACTTGTACAATCTATTTCTATTTTTTTAATTGTATCAAACTGATAAAGATTCACTTAAATTGTTCTCCAAAAGGATCAAATTCTTTGCCGCATTTCATTGAACAAACTTTTAGTTTTCCGTTTCCACAGCTAGGTTGATTCCAACTATCTTCAATTTCGTCAAATAGTCCTGTATCAAAAACTGCTTTGAGTCCATGTTTTTTAGCACTAATTGCGTCTTTGCCGCCAGAACGTTCAATAAAATCCCATACTTGTTCTACCATAGGATTTTTATGCCACCATTTGTACATACGTCCAGCAGTCCAACAACATGGCATAGCAAGCCCTTCTGCTGTAATAAACAAACTACCTTCCTCTTTTACTTTACAATTGACTGGAACTACATCATAGTAAGCATCCATCGATCCGTATTTTTGTATAAGCACATCTTGTTTGCTTAATGCTTTATTTTGATACTTTTTTTCTGGCTTTTTAAGTTCTGTTGTTTTTTCGCCTTTGCGATTGACTGCTTGGTGTGATTCTTTATTTTCGCTTTTTGCTGTTACAAATCTTCCAGTCTTTTTTGCTTGAAATCTTTCAAAGCCCATTAGTTTGCTTATTTCTTCTGCTTCTTCAACTTGATGTTGATTGTGTTCAAATATTAGAAAGTCCCATCTTGCTCTACCTCCAGCAGCAATAAAACTTTTCATAGCTCTTTCTACGTTGTCCCAAACAACACCCTGCCTGTATAAGTGATTAGTATCCCTAAGACCATCCACGCTAAAAATAACAGTACCCATCCTGCCGTAGATTTTGGCCAATTCAGCCCACCATGCTTCATCTCTTGCTCCTGCGTTTGTATTCATGCTGAGCCACATATCTTTGTTGTGTTCTCTAAAATATTTAAAAATTTCTAGCGTATCTTTAGCAACAATAGGATCTCCTAAATTGCCGCACATGTACATTGTTTTTAGTTGAGCAATAAACTCTGGCTCAAAGATGCGCTTACAATCTTCTAAGGTTAGTTCACTTAAATCAATATGCGGATTTATATCTCCACCGTTTTGGTTCCTATCACACATAGGACAACTTGCTTGACAGTTCTGTGTGTTTTCTAAATGAATAACACGTACATCTTCATACTTATACATCGTATACTAACTTTACATCCTTACCGGGGCCTGCTTTACTAGGCAAATCACCATATTGATCGATATACCAATGTATTACAGCACAATACCAGTTCCAACTATTATGATGTGCTGCTTTATTAAACTGCCAAATATTATTATTAGTTGCTTCTATCGTGCTTAATGCTCTAGCACTTTCTAGTTGTAATTCTCTAGTACTTAAAGTTGACAAATCCATTACTTGCGTCCAATCAACATAAATCTTTTATATCCTGGTAGTTGTATTTCGCCTTCGTATAAAATTTCAGATAATTTAAATTTCTTTTTCATGGCATCTATACTTGTGACACAGTTAACATGTTCTTTAACATCTAATAAGTTATTGCTTTGAATAGCAACTATAGCATCTATCTTGATATTGTAAAACCAACTTTCGTCCATGTGTTCTGAACTAGTGTTTACAATTAAGTCAGGCTCAAATCTTGTGTCAATATTTCTACCGTCGCCTGTAACCAAAGGCACAACACAATGATCATTGTAGTGTACTAGATCATTAATATCACTGTTGCTTGCGACCATACGCCACCCTTCAATCTTATCCATGTTAAAAATATGATCGCTAATATCACAAGCATCTACGTCAAGATCTATATTTCTAATGTTATCATATTCAATGCCACAAGCATCAAAATACAAAGTAGCTTGCCCCATCCATCCAGCACAAAGCAAAATATTATCGTATTTGTTAGATATTTTCTTCAGTTCTTTTGCTAACCAAATTTTACTGCTAACTTGTCCTCTGCTAAAGGCATCTTCTAAAAACTTTTGGTTATAACCTCTGCGTCCATATTTATGAAAGTAATCGAGCAGTGGAACATCTGTAAGTCTTTTGCGCATGATACTAACAGTTTCTACAAAGTCAATTGGGTTTTCATCCAACAATTTGAAATAAAAATTAAACCTAGGTAATTTTTCATTAGGATCGCCAGAATCTGCTAAACAAAGGTTTTTTACACTATTAGCTTTGTTATCACTAAAATATACACTAATAAGTTGATCTACAAATAATTTTGCTACAAAGTCGTCTTCAAAATCAAAATAATCTTGTAAACCGTATAACCAACTAGGTGGTTTCATTAAATTTCTCCTCTAACCAATCAAAGTCATTGATTTTTCTAAGTGCTTCAATATCTCCAGCATGTTTTTCGCCATATTCTTTACCAGCTTTAGCTCCTATAATAGAATAGTTGCCGTATTTACGTTCTGCGCCAACAGTAGTCCATATATTTAGACGTTCTTGTGTTTCGTCGTCTCTTTGTCTGTCAATTATTTTACTACTAAGTTTACAACATTCTCTAAAAGCACTTTTCCATGTTTCAAATTCTCCTGTATTAAATCCTGTGATAACACTTAATTCACCTACAGCTTTAAATTTACTACTTATACTAGTTGTCATATCAGGCTTGCTTAAATCCATATCAATTGTTTTTTGAGTTGGAAATAGTTTTACACCACCGTATCCATAGATCAAATCGTTTATAGGATTCATACTTCGCCATACGTGTACAACATCTTTATCCCATTGCGCACATTGATAGTTAAACTTAAAATCATCAAGTACAATAGCGTCACCATCAACAATCCAAAACATTTCAGAAGAACATTGTTTAGCACCTTCAATATGTGCTTGGTGTATTCCTTTAACACCATGTACACGTTTTGCGTTTGGAAATCTTTTGAGTAAACGTTGATAATTTTTGTCTGCGTTTGGTTCTTTATAACTAATAAAAACTATATCATAAGGTTTGGGTGTACTAATAGGTATATCGACTTCTTTTTTATGGGATATAAATTTATATTCAAATTCTTTTTTACTAAAACGAGAATGTTTACTACACAACACAATACCATCGTGATATTTGCCATTTAAATACACATGATTAATATTTCTATCATAAGCATTATGATGACTAAAATAGGTATCAAACTTAAATCTATCAGTTGGATTTACATAATCAGGTATTATCCAGAACATATCTGTATTAGTGTTTTCTAAAGCAAATATATAATCATCGTATGTTTTGACATTATATTTTTTATACGGCAATGGTGTACTGGCTACTACTTCAACTTTTTTATGAGCAACAAAAAACCTATGAGATAATTCTTTTGGATTTACATTTATAGATTTTGGTATTAAGGCAATACCATCATAATAAGTACTATTTAGAAATACATGTACAATGTCTTGACTCCATTCATCAGGAACATAATCAAAATTAAAATTGTCACTTATGTCTAAGTCATCATGAACTACCCAAAAGAATTTTGTAAACGCAATTTTTTTTGCTTCGTTTACGTCTTTTGCTTTTTTTACGATTAAAAACTTGTTTTTAAGTTTGTTGTATTGCTCAATATTGTCGCCAACAAAAATGATATCGTACATGTTACTATTATATAGCATCAAAAAATATCTGTCAATCGCTATCTGACCGATAAATATAGTATAGGAGATTAGTATGGAATTATACGAAGGCGGTCAATACAGAATTGATATTGTAGGATCCGACAGTTCTATTATTATAGATAGTCAGCAAGGAGTCTTGAGAGCAAACGTTATCGGTTCTGACAACACTGTTTTACTAGATAGTGAAACAAGAACTTTGGTTGGCAATGTTACAGGAGATGTCACAGGTAACTTGACTGGCAAAGTTTCAGGTAATTTACAAGGCGAATTTGTAGACCAATACGATAACAGATTAATTGATACATCAGGAGTTTACATTCCTCTTCATTCAGATTTATATTATAATGATACTGTAAAAGCCTATGATAAATCCACTAATACATTTACAGGAAGATTTGTTGGTACATTACGCAACGAAAACAATGAAGTAGTTTTTGATAGCACTGGAAACGGAGCAGTAACTTTTGAATCAACTGGTAACTTGAACAGCACTGGTGGCTTAACAATAGTTGATACAGATGATAGAACTGTGCTTGCCGATTTGTTAGATAACGATGGTAATACCCGTTATTCAAGAGATAGCGGATTATTTCAAGGATACTTTAAAGGAAATATTTTAGCAAGTGACGGATCAACTCTAATTGAACATTCAGAAAAAATGTTCTTTGGAAAACTAAATGGAGATATTACTAATCCAGCAGGACAAGTTGTGTTAGATCATGAAACACAAACTCTCACTGGAAAACTTGTTGGCAATATTGTTAGTAACGACGGTGAAGTTATTTTATCTAACTCAGAAAGAAAGTTTTATGGTACATTAGTTGGTAATATAGAAAACGCTGACGGTGTTTCTATATACAACAAATATGATAATATTTTGCATTCAACTAATCTACATGGAAATTTAGTTGGACATATTCAAAATACAGACGGAAGTGATATATTTAATTCCTCAACAGGAGTATTCAGCTTTCCTATCACTGCCACACTCAAAGGTAATATTATAGATGTAGACGATGATATAGTTTTAAATATTAACACAAGAACATTAACTATGGAGAGTATTGTAACAAACAATATTAGCGGTAATCTTGCTGGATCGCTTAGAGGTAATATTTACGATTCTGATGGATTAATGATGTACGATAGTACATTAGGACACATATCTAATACATCTTTTAATGGCTATATCTATGATAATAACAACTTAGAAGTTTTTGATCCTTTACAAAATGTTATTTCAACAAAAACTTTGTATAGTGATAACGTAGTAGCAACTGCTATTGACTTAGATGCTGTAGTTGTAGACCAAGATGGTGTATTAGTAAATGTCCAATCTGCGTATAGTAATCCAGCATTTACAGGAAGATTTTTTAGAGAACAACAACCAAACAATATTCCTGATTGGTTTCAACAAGGTATCAGATTAGAAGCAATTGGCGGATCATGGCTGGATCCAAACCCAATTTCAGCAGGAACAAAACTACCAGCAGTAGCATGGGTAGGTGCTATTAAAATTAATGAAAATTTTGAAGATAGCACAGAAGATCCTGACGATGAAGAAAAAATGGTTGCTGTTGCTGGTATGTATGGATACATTCCAGATGATGCTGAATTTGATTTAAATGCCGGAGAGCATAGAGGATGCCCGGGAGAACTTTGGTTTGTTACCCAATCGCCGACATATGGAACAAATTATATGAAGTTTGACGCAAACGGTCAGCTTTCAACCGAATTAAAAGAATTTAAAGTTCATGGAGAAACAGGGGTAACACCAAGCAACACTAGTACGCCTGATAGTTGGTTACAAGCAACTGTTAACGGCGAAACTAAATTTATCCCGCTTTACAGCTAATGTTTGAATATTATTACAACACAGTGCCAGGCAAAGGCCTGTGTAGAAATAATCTTGTATATACAAGCAAGATAGACAGACAAAATAATCTGTTTAGTGTTCATTACACAGTAGACCAAACCTATCACAAAAACGAATGTTTGCCTCAAAGTGTTCTAAACGAAAAATGGCGTAGAGAATTCAAGTATACATTAGAAGCACCACATACACTTGATGTTAAAGAACTAGATAGTGTAAAACGTAGAATTATTTTTAATATAGAAGATGATGATTTTTGGCAACTTGCGGATTGCGACTACCGTAACTTTGCCAAAGTATTGCCAGACTGGCAAGAACAAATGCTTACTATATTACAAGACTATAGAAATAAAGGCATTTGGAAATACAGTTTACATCCGAGTAGTTTTTTTATTATAGACGGACAGTTAAGAACTGTTAATCATTTTTTCTGCTACAGCGATGAAGAACAAGAAGTTAGTATAGAAAGTGTACTTGATCATATTAGCAAAGATAGACAAGCAAAACTTTTTGAATATTTAAATTCTAACGGAATAGATCCAAGTAAAACATTTTCGTTTAAGTTTTATGGAGGCGTAGTTTTAGATAATTTTAGCGGAGATTATCCTAGTGATTTTATTGATAAAGCAAAGAAAATTTATCTGGCATAACATCAACTAAATGATTAATCCAAAAAGAATTTGTTAAAAATTTGACACCTGTTGAAGTAATTTCAAAATTATTCATTGCTTGGCGTAAATTAATTTCATTTAACAATGGTGAAATGTATTTGTCAAAAACAAAACGTGGATTTTCTCCTCCGGCTACAATTTCAACTGGATCTGTTACCCAATCGCTACGTTTTAACAAACAACGTACAACTAATTGATATCTTGGGTATTGTCCAAAATTAGCAGCACTATGATTGCGACCAGCATCCATTAAATAGTATTTGCCATCTGCTTCTAATGGATACATATGATTATTGTGTAAATCAATAAGAGCTGCATTGTCGCCTGATATGTTTAAATGATATCTATTATCAATATCACTATGGGCAAAATAGCACGTACCAGACTCTTGTTTAACAATTCTTGCTTCACCGGTATTTTTTAAAGGTAATAATAGTTTTTCAAATATAGTATCTTTATACTCAGGCAGTATTTCCCAAGAATCATAAAAGAAATCTCCAGTAGGTTTATTTAAAACTGTTTTACCTTCCATTGTTTTACACAACTCAAATGCTTGTTGTACTTCTTCAAGACTAATTTTGTATTCAGTGTTACTAATCATACTGTATTTAATATATAAGTAGTTGTATGATACGAGGTTTCGAAAACTTACCTTACATTGACCTAGATCCTTTTTTAGATATAGACGGTTTTAAAAAATTAAATGCGGAAATATGTAGAGGTATGGCTCAAGCACGACTATTTGCCAAAGAAGGCACATGGATGCCAGCAGGATTTGATTTAAAAGACATGAGCTATATAGGCAACTGGAAGCCAGTATACAAAGCCTATGAAGAATATCAAGCATTAGAACCAAATAATCCGATACGTATTGAAGGTGATAAAATATTTCCTAAAGATTTTACCAACTATATAGAACGTAATCAATTTGTAAGATATTTAAAAAGTGCTATGGGCGCACACGATCCATACACTTACTATGTTTTACAAGAAGAAGGCACCAATATGAAAGACAGAGGTTTGGAACAAAGAGCCGCAACAGACGAAAGTGCCTACTTTCCAGGCGTTATGGATTGGATAGCACAACTAAAGGAACAATCAATTGTAGAACACGTAGGTAGAGTCATGTTTTTTGTAAGTGAAGCAAGTAGTAGGCCCTTTGAGCATAGAGATTTAGATCCAGAAGTAAAAGACTATACTGATCACAATATTGAGTTTATTCATATACGTCCAAACACCAAGCGTGGCTTTTATATTTGGGATCCAGAGCACAAACGCAAGCATTATGTAAATTCTCATGCTTGTTTTTTCAACGACCAAGACTGGCATGGCGGTGAGCATAGTATGGAACAAGAATATGGATTGCGTATTGATTGTAAATTCACACAAGAATTCAAAGAACGCATAGGAATAGGACACTTGACACATTACTAAACTGTGTTATAATATATTATGGTAATCGATGGCGTAACAATACCACTACAAAAAGAATGGAAACGTATTGGCATTAGTCTAAGTGGCGGTGCTGACAGTGCTTTGCTGGCTTACTTTGTGTTGAGTAACACAAATGCTGATATCTACTTTACCACACAGGTGCGTATGTGGAAAACACGCCCTTGGCAACGTTGGATTGCTAGAGATGTGGTAAGTTGGTTCCGTGAAAAGTTTAACAATCGTATCGAACACATAGAAGGCTTTATACCGCCAGAGATGGAAGAGCCACACACAACACATATTACAGACGAGTATGGGCAAAACAAGCCCGGAAACAGAATTATACTACGAGCTCACAATGAATACATAGCACATTTACACAAACTTGACGCATGGTATGCTGCTGTTACCCTAAATCCAGATGAAAAGTTTGAAGGTGCTCCTGAGGATAGAGAATATGCTAGACTACCTATTGAAACAGAACATATGGGTGTAACAGTTTGTCATCCATTTAGTGTAGTACGCAAAAATTGGATAATCAAGCAATATGTTGATAATGAAATTGGCGAACTATTGGAAATAACACGTAGTTGTGAAGGCGAATTTGAAGGGCTAGACTATACAACATACAAACCCTATCAAAGAGTTCCATACTGTAATGAATGTTTTTGGTGTAAAGAACGTGAATGGGGTATTATCAATGCATCCAAGTAAAACTTTTTGCTTACATCCGTTTACAGGACTTGCTACTAGAGAAGATGGTGCTATCAAAGTATGTTGTCGTAGTTTACCTATTGGATGGATACAAGATAGTACTTTGGAAGAAGTTTGGAATAATGGTACAATGCGTGAAGTACGTAAACAAGTGCTTTCAAATGAGAGACCAGACGTTTGTGCCCCGTGTTTTAACTTAGAGGATCAAGGTGTCGAGAGTTTAAGACAAAGGCACATACGTGATAGCTTTCCCGAAGCACGAATAAACTTATATCCTGATGCGCTTGAATCGTTACGTACAGATTGGAGTATGCCATTTGAATTTCCTACAATAGAAATAAAAATTAATAACTTATGTAATTTAAAATGCCGCATGTGTAATCCTTTAGATAGCACACAATGGAAAGACTGGAAAGAAGTTGAAAACTTTTATAAGGATGAAGGAAATTATCTATACGATACAGTAAGAAAACTAGGACTTACTGAAGCTCCTTATATTGATTTATTTAATGACAAAGTAGATTTTTGGAATAACATTGAAAAACTATTACCTTATTTCCGTAGAGTAGAGTTTGCTGGCGGAGAGCCATTAATGGACCCTACACATTATCGTATATTGGATATGTTAGCACCGTATGGAAAAAACATAGAGATAAAATATGCTACAAACGGCACAGTGACTGGTATAAAAGGCGGAAGGACAATACACGACTATTGGCCTAAGTTTAGGAAAGTAAGTGTTAATGTAAGCATAGACGGTATACACGATGTATACGATCATATAAGAGGCAACGGTGACTTTACACAAGTAGAAGAAACAGTAAAAATATTCCAAAGTTTTCCTAATGTTGATTATGTTGTAGGAGCATGTACAGTACAAGCAGGAAATGCTTTACAATTATCTGATATAATTGATTACTTTTTAAACAAAATGGGCATTGTGTTTTACTCGCATAGAGTAAACTATCCAAACGTATTAAGTGCGCAATGCTTACCAAACAAATATAAGACAAGAATTATACGGCAACTAGAGATGCTTAAAGCACAAGTAGTTGACTACCCTATTATGAGCGTAGACAAAAGATTACTGCCTATTACACTACAACAGATACAGGACAATATTAACTTTTTGACTGCTAGAGATTTAAGCGACAAGTGGCCGCAAACTTTAGAGTTCAATCGCAGACTTGATGTGAGTCGCGGACAAAGAAGTTTTGAAAGTTTGATAGATGATTACGCAAGTTACAAATAATATCAATAACGATACGTTAATGATAGATATGAGTATTGGTAATATTTGTAATTATCAATGCTGGTATTGCTTTAAGGGCGCACACGAAGGTAATCACAAATGGTTTAATTACGATATATTAATTAAAAATACAGATAGACTGCTTAATTGGTATAAAAATCAAGGTAAAACTAAATTTGACATTCATTTTGTAGGAGGTGAACCAACACACTGGCCAAAACTTCTTGATTATATTAAATATCTTAAGGACAATTACAACTGTTTAATCAGCATGACTAGCAATGGCAGTAAAAAATTAGACTTATGGAATAAATTTGCCAAATATTTTGACAAAATACACCTAAGCTATCATTATAGACAAGCAAATTTACAATCGTTTATTAATGTTGCTGATTTATTGTATAAGAACAAAGTTATTGTAAGTGCTAGTGTAATGATGGATCCTTTGGATTGGGACAAATGTATTTTAGCTATTGAAAAAATGAAGAAAAGCAAGTACCGCTGGACTATTAGATATTCAGAAATTTTAAGCAATAAAGAATATACAGAAAAACAAAAGATTATTTTAAAGAAACATAAAGCTCGTAGTGCTAATCCTTTATGGTTTTTTATTAATAACAAATATAAATCAACTAAAATATATGTAGACAAAAAACGTGTGCCAGACAATTATATTTTAGTAAATAAACTTAATAAGTTCAAAGGATGGAAATGTAATTTAGGACTAGACTGGATACACATTAGTCCAAACGGTGAATTAAGTGGAACATGTGGACAACATTTATTTGGCAAAGATAAAAATTATAATTTTAGACAAAAAACATTTTATAAAAAATTTAATCCTACGTTACAACCTGTTGTTTGTACTCAATGCGAATGTAATTGTATGCCGGAGACTAATATTACTAAATGTTTAGTGTAGAAAATAGGTGGCCGCACTATAGAGATAGTGTTAAAGTTGAGTGGAATTTAGGTAAACGTTGTAACCTAGACTGTTCATACTGTCCTCCTGAAATACATGATCAACATAGTCCTCATACAAACATAGGTAAACTGTTTGAAACAGTAGATACACTTTCTCAAATCAAAAATGTACGTATTAGTTTTACAGGTGGTGAACCGTGCGTTCATCCTCAGTTTGAATATTTGATTGAGTATGCTCGTCCTAAAATTAATTGGTTAAGTGTTACAACTAACGCTACTAGAAAAGCAGAATACTACTTACAACTGCCAGTCAATTACATAGTGTTCAGCTTACATATTGAAGATAAAGACTGGCGTAAAAGACTTGACACTATTTTATATTTTGCTGGCACAGTAGGTGGTATAAAACATTCTAAAGACTTTCATGTAATGATAATGGCACATCACGAGTTAATGAAAGAAGTAAAACTAGCAACTAGATTACTTACTGAACATAATATTGCTTTTAGTATTAGACGCATACGATGGACCGAACGTCATGACTGGTTTGACGATATGCGGTATGAACTTAAAGATTTAGAATGGATAAAAAGCACAGAAACAACAGCTAAACCTAACACTCTTGTTGACAGTAAAGATTTGATGCACACAAACGATTTACTTAAAGAAAAATTAAATATGTTTAAGGGATGGCAATGTAGAGCTGGTATAGAAAGTTTAATGATAAATTGGGATGGAGAAGTACATAGAGCTACATGTAGAGTTGGTGGAAGTTTAGGAAACATATATAATGGAAGTTTTGAACGTCCCGATGTTCCTATAATTTGTACTAGAGATTGGTGTACATGTGCTGCTGATGTGAATATAACTAAATGGAAGTAGATGCTATAAAATTAACCAATCCTGAACCTATGATGGTTACATGGGATATTGGTAGACGTTGTAATTTTGATTGTACTTACTGCGAAAGCACTAGGCATAACACTTATAGCCCGCCTACAAGTTGGAATGAATTATGTGACACATTGTCATTTGTTAAACAATACACATCATTATATAAACAACCAAATGCTAATATAGGATTTACCGGAGGGGAACCAACAGTTAATCCAAAGTTTTGGGACTTTGTAGAAAAAATAAACAATGAAACTGAGTTTCAAGTTGGCATGACCAGCAACGGCACATGGCCAGAAAAGCATATTGATTTTATTAAGCAAAACTTTGTAGGCATAACACTAAGTTATCATGCCGAAGCAGCACTTTTTAGTAAAGAACGCACAGTAAATAACGCTATATTAGTACATGACGCAGGTATTTGGAATACAGTAAATGTAATGATGCACGCTGATCACTGGAATGAATGTGTAGAAGTACATGAAAAATTAAAGGCGCACGGTATTGATAGCAAACCAACGATAATAGGCGACGGGATAGTAGGAATTACAGATTGGTTTGAGGATACTGAAGGTGTCAAACGCAGGACCAGTCATCCTTATACAATAGAACAGCAACAATGGTATCTTAAAGAAAAAGGTTTGTCAATTGATTTAGTTGAACGTGTAAAAGAAGGATATGAATTGCCTAGAGGCTGTTGTGGTGCTAGAAGTATACAAGGAAGCTGTAACGGATGCTGGAATAAAGTAGAAGCTGTGAACACTAATTTTAAAGATTGGTATTGTGCTGTAAACAAGTATTTTTTACATATTGATCAACATACAGGAAAAGTTTATCATCACCAAACTTGTCAAACAAGTTTTAGTGGACGAAAAGGCCCAATAGGACGTTTAAGTAATCCTGATGGAATATTAAATTATGCCTATGAAAATCGCGATAGAATAATAAAATGTCCACACAATAGATGCGGTTGCGGTATGTGTGTACCTAAAGCTAAGTCACTTGAAGTTTTTCAACAAATTGTTCGCTAGGTGTAGCAACTAAATTTCCGCAAGTCCTAGCACAAGTATATAATTTTTGCGTAGTCCAGTAACGTTTCCATACACTTGTGTAACCAGGCTTACTTATAATATTTTTTATCGAAGTATTTTTTAAATTTGTATTACCCATATCAAATATAAGGTTTTCATATTGAGCTTTTGTTATCTCTTTAGCTTCGTATAATGGATCTTTTTTATTATGCCAATTATAAGGAATACTGGCTAAGAAACAGCAAGGCATTAAATCAAGATGCGCATCAATGTAAACTTCGCACTGCTTTTTAGCCCAACAATCAATAATTGTTTGATCTACTAAAGTAGGTATAAGTTCAGGAGAAATAGGACTTACTTCTTGGTATGGTTCTAATGTATCCACAGTTTTACCAAATTTATTTAATACCGCAAATTTATCATCAAAAGCAAAACGGCTGCTATCTTTAACTGTAAAATATTTAAATCCATAATACTTAGAAACTTCTTTTGCTGCCGATACTTGATGCGCATTGTGTTTAAACCTTATCATACTCCATTCGGCAGTACCGCCTGCTGCTATAAACGAACGAGCGTTGTCAATTATTTTATTGAAATCTGTGTTTATTCGATATCTGCTGTGTGTATCAGCTAAACCGTCTAACGCAAATACAACTTTGTGTGCTGCTGGCAAATGGTTTGGTAATTCTTTCCAAAATGTGTGATTACGTAAACTACCATTAGTATGTATATCAATATAAATATCGTCGTTTTTAACATAATCAAGCATTTTTACTAAATGAAAATTAAGCAACGGATCGCCAAAATTACCACAAAATGTTATTTTTTCTATTTGTTGTTTTACTTCTTCTGTAAATATATGTATAAAGTCTTCAATAGTCCAATCGCTTTCTGTAAGTAAAGGATTTCCTATTCCGCCATGGTGGTTACGGCTACACATAGGACACTGTGCCTGACAACGATTTGATATTTCTATGTGGACGCTTTTGAGATCTGTAAAACTAAACACTTTTTATTTATATGCGTAGTTAATGATATAAATACCATATGGATCATATAAAATTTTATAATCAGCATCGCAATGCTGTATTAGAACCAAAACCACTTCCAGATTACAGTTTAGAAGATCAAACAAAATGGATTATTAGTGGACATGGATATCAATACTTAGAATTAGATTGTTTATTTAATACTAAAGGTTGGTTATCGGATAGCAAACTTGCTGAGCCTTATTATGTAGCACACAGAGATGAATCTACAGGCGAAGGAACACATCGAGGCTGGAGTAGTTGTGTACTACATGGTATTGATGTAGATAAGACAAATGTTTGGCAAACTTACGGATACGAAAAAGAACCTAATTATAACTGGACATCTTTAGGTAATAAAACAAAAAAAATTAAATTATTTTTTAAGTCTGTTTTTCCAGCTGAAACTTATGCCCGAATTAGGTTTATGAAATTGGAAGCAGGTGGATATATATCTCCTCATAATGATTACTCACCGTTTGTTACAAGTGAAAATTTATTTGATTGGCCTATTCCTGTAAACATAGCAATTGATCATCCTGACGAATGTCACATGACAATCAAAGATTCTGGAGTAGTACCCTTTAAGTCTGGAAAGATGATAATGTGTAATATTTTTAACGACCATAGTGTAGTAAACAATAGTGAAAAAGATAGAATACATTTAATAGCTCATTGCTATTTAGGCAATAGAAAAAAAGAATACTGTGAACTAATTGTAGATAGTTATCGTAAACAACATGAACGTATATCAAAGCAAATTTACTGATAAAGATACTTGTGTATGTATTGTAAACGATGTTGCTGAATACACTGTAGACAAGCAACTAGTAGTAAATCGTGCTGACTACACAATTAGTAACTTAACTGGCATGGGTTACACTGTGTTCGAAGACGCTAGTGTAGACAAACTACTACAATCAGCCTGTGCTAAATACGACCATGCTGTGGTAATAAGTGCTGGCACAGAATTCATTAACGGCACACAGTTTTTTGAGACACATCCTGAAGAATATGATTTGCTGTGTCACATACTGGACGGAGGTGATGCCTATTATGGAATACACCCGCAGTGTTTCAGCATTGACTTACAAACATATATAGATCTAGACTGTCCAGAGTTTGGAAAACCACAGTTCTTTACGGATTACCAGGCACTTGAACCAATGCGAAGTCACGGTAGCATACACGATGACTATTTGCCTACATGGATTGGCGCAGGTAAAATAGAAGTAACGTACAAACACAAACAGGCAGGTTGGAATTTAATCAAAACCCTGCTAGACAATCATTATACTATTGAAGCATATTCTGAAGATCAACGTGGCGGCAAGTTTTATCAATACAGAGGCGGAGAAACCAGCAGTTATATCTATCAAAAATACAATTACTGTTTAACTACACACGTACATACACAAGCAACAGGAAAGCCTGACTATCCAAGAGTATATGATACACCTATTATGCGTCTTGTAGCACCTGCTAATCCACTTGCCGCAGAACAACGTGGCCCTGCTGCTGAACACATTTACTATGATTACAATCTCGCAGCACTAGAAGCAGCAGGTGGCGGCATACATGTTGATCCTATAAACACACCTGAACAGTTTGTAGCGCATATACCTAAAGACAATCCGCAAGGCACAGTAATTGACATGAGCAATGTGTTTTGTTATGAAGGTACTGCTGCTATGTACAGTATGCGTTATAGAGTTGCGCAAGAAAATAAATTGATACTTGCTTTACAACAAGAATTGGGTGATGCGACTGTAATATTTGATCAAAGAGCAGCAGAGGGTATACAACCTTGGTGTGCCGAAACAGGATTGGTTAAGGATTTAGTTCTTACTGATTTTGACTGTTTAAATCTGCCATCATGGCATCAAACTTTACTTTAGTTCGTGCCTTAGGCGCACATATACCACACCAACAACTAGACTTTTTACACACTATACCACGATTGTGTGCTTCTTTTATAATTTTGTTAGTGTCTGACAAATACCCAATTGGACCGATTGAATTTTGGTAATTCATTTTACAATCTTTATTAGTAAAAACTTCACCTGTAGTTTGTCTAATATATAAGAAATGATCTGCTACACTACAATGCCAGTTTTTAAATTTATTATCAACATATTTTGTATAACAACCGCTGGCGCACAGTGTTTTGTTGCCACAACAAGCTCTACCTTCTGCGCTTAAATTTAATCCTTTTACAAAAGCGTGAGATAATTTATCTTTTAATGTAATTTTTTTGCCTAAAAGATATTCAGCTTGTTTAGCAGAATAGTTCCACCGCATATCTAACCAATGATGGTCCAATTGTCTTGCGTGATGAGGTATATTGTGTTTTTTACACCATTCAATCATTTCAACACAATCGTTCCAATGTCTTGGATCCATCATAATATTTACAGTAAAGTTTTTTTGTTTTTTTACACAATATTGTATGTTTTTCCTTACAATATTTTTTTGTTTTTGTGTCGCACTGGCATGATAGCTAATAGTATAGTAGTCAACATACTCAGTTATACGAGTCCACTGTCTAGCACCAACCACAGCATTTGTTATAAATGCTATGCCCATATACCAATCGTATTTTTGTCTTTTGAAGTTTATCCATTTCAGTATATCAACTATGTGAGGATGGAATAAACTTTCGCCACCTTGTATATTTAAATTGGCTTGTCTAGCCGATTCAGGACGCTCGGACATCTTGAGATCAACATAGCGAAATATAAAATCTACAGTTTCATTACACTCGCCTAAACTAGGATGTTCTGTTTTGTTGTCATGCCCGTCTCCACAATACGCACAATCGAGATTACATTTCAATGTGCTTTCCCAAGCAATTTGGAATATTCTATCTTCTTGTGGTATTAGTGTATCAAACTCAGGCATGTGCTCTCCACTTGGTGGTTATTGTTTCGCCGCTACATGGACAAGTGTATTTACTACATTTTACAGGTGCTATATCAATATCGGGTAAATCATATATATTGTAACCAAGGTCAGTTCCGCAATTGCCGCCAACGTTGCCCTGTCTATCTATTTTAACAATATCAACACCTAAATTACACTGCCAACCCTCAAAGTGATTGAGGTTGTTTACCACAAAGTAGTTGTCGTCTGTGTGTGCTTCGCCGTCTATACTGAATTCAGTTCTTGGCTTGCGTTGAACTTCCGTATACCAATCCATATCAGGATATTGTTTGATTGGATCACGCACATACTCAAGTTGTTCTTCGTTATAGCGGTGTTCGCCGTTATACAAAACAGTCTTAGCAAGCACAGGAAACGGCTTCCAACCGCCTGTTACAGCGTCTACAAGCGTCTTACAGCGCCCAAAGTGGTCAGGATCCATTAACACATCAATGTTTGTTTCAACTTTATAATCGTATAATAGTTCGGCAACACCTAAACAATGAGCAGCATCTCCTGCCTCGTGATGTAAACTAATATGGACCACATCAAAACAATGCCAATGCCTTTTCCACCAATTTAGGCTTTGACTAGCATTAGTACTTAAACATATTTTGATGTTGTGTGCCATTTTAAGTGTATTACACAGCCTTGGCAAGTGTTTCCACAGTGTAGGCTCACCGCCTATCAAATACAGTCTAGTAGGTCTGTCGTGTTGTTTGATATATTTCAGCAGTGCTGTTTCTAATCTATCTACATTAGGCCAACGCACTGTGCCTTCGTTAGCACCTGGAAAACAATAATTACACTTGTAATTACAAGTGTTGCCCAAGTCTAATTCAATGACAAAATCTGTATCGTAATTTTTTATAGATATCATAACAAGTGAGCTAATTCAGGAAATACATCTTTAGCATTTACTCCTCTAATAGCATCAAGTTTGTTTACATACTCTTTGAATCCCGGAAGCAGATGACTCTTGTCTTCGGCGTCCATATGATTTAGTATTGCTTCCCAACGTCTCCAACCATACGGATTTAATTCCCAAAAGTTAGGATCCTGTGTCCAACTGTCATATAAAAATTCTTTGAATTTTCCAAACAGTTCACGTATTTCTGCTTTGTCCTCTTTTGGTAATATTTGTATACTCATAAATGTTGGAATATACAATAAGTGCATATTGATTAGACCGCCGCCGACTTTTACTCCACGAATTTCTTCTGTGTTTACTTTTTTAAAATCTTGTGATATTTTCCAGTGAATAAAGTCTGGCAAATGTTTAATGTTAAAAATTTGTATAGCAGTGGCAATACTTGGCCGTATGTTGTCAGGTGTATTATCCAACATGTGTAAGTTACGTTCTACAGTATCCCAGTCTGTTGGAAACCGTATGTAGTTGTTACGTGGTCCAGCAGCGTCCATACTAACACCTACTTTTACTATTTCAAAGTGTTTCCATAAATTAATTAAATCTTTATCAACTAATATGCCATTTGTATTATAGCGTAAACGTATACGTTTATGATAGCCTTGTCTAACAATTTCTTCGATAAACTTTTTGTGTTCTTTTATCATCAATGGCTCACCGCCAGCAAAGTATACTTCACGTAGATTAGGTATTTGTTTGTATAGATCGTCCCAGAATATTTCTTGTTCGTGCCACTTGTTGTTGAAAGCAGATTTATCCCATTGCATCTGTCTCTTGACTTCTAGATCTTTTAGCTGTGGCTCTAATACTTTCCAGTCCTTTACCCACTTGCTGCTGTCATGTGGCGAACACATTACACACTTGATATTACAAGTATGCCCAAGACGCAGGTCTAAATATTGTAGTTCTTCTTTGTAGTATCCATCTTTGTGTGTTTCGTTTAATAAATCTTGTATATCAAGACCACGTTCCATCCAGGTTCCTGTTTCCCACACACGTTTGCTTACTACACCCTTTGATTCTTCAGCAAAACACTTTGTACAACTAGCAGGTATTTTACCATCCATCATGGTACGTCTTACACCACGCATGTATTCGCTGTTCCATGCTTCCATAGGAGATGTTGACGCAAAGTTTATATGCTGTCCGCTATCGTCTTTTACAATACCCACTGTATGATCTGTGCCTGCTCCGCTGGCGTTAGCACTACAGCACAACCGCATATCTCCATTTGGACGTGTGGCCATGTGTATCCAAGGCAACGCACAAAAAGTTTCTGTTGCTTCTGCTTTTAGTCTGTTATTAAATAATTCTAAAAAGTCTGTCATTTGCGCCCAATCAAAAGATATCTATCATACAATGGTAATTTAAGAGTATCCTCTGTATATATCTTTTGTAAACCACTGGACATTTTGAATTCTTCTAATGAATCATAACAACGAATATGATCAGCAATACTTTTATAATTGTTATTTTGTATAGCAATAGCACTTGTTTTTGGAACACGTTCTAACCATGTTTCATATTGTTCTTGTGTTATATGTTCTGTACTAGTGTTTATTACAAGATCAGGAGTAAATTCATATTCGTATGTACACATATCGCAAGTAATAGCATTAAATTTGCCTTCAATTTCTTGCCTCTTACAAATCATGTTAGCAACTTCTTCACAACTCGGATCTATATCAACACTACGTATGTCATTTATGTCTAATTTACTGTTAAACAACAAACTAGATAATACACCGTTCCAACCGCCAAAGATTACAATGTTCTCTTGACGCCAATGAGAATTATGTAGATGCTCTACAAGCCACACTTTGCTTTTAAGTTGTCCTTTCCAAAAACTTTCTAACACACCGAAATGATTTTCGTTGTTTCGCACAGCATCCATCCAAAATGCTACATCGTCTAAGTCTACCAACATGTTTTAATCATTTCTTGTCTAATTTTTTTAAAGTGTTGAAAATTATGTTTTCTAATTTCTAACGTGGCTTGATTAAGTTCTTCTATAGAATAATTATTAATTGTATTATACAACGAATTGGCTGCCATGTAAAGTCTTTTTTTATAGTCTTCATTGTCATAACTTTCGTCCCAAATTTTATCAAAAGTTCTAAATCCAAGTTCTTTCAAATATTTTAAAGAATGCTTAGGTCCTACAATGATAAATGCTTGTTTACAAACTATAGGCTTCCATATTTTTTCGCTAAAAAACAAATTGCCAGTATTATTCCATTCTTGTCTATAATATGTTTCAGTTACAACATTTATTAAAGACTTAGCATATATTAAAGGATTATAATCATTTGGCCTTGAACCTATTCCGTCAATAGATATTTTATGAAAGTCGCTACTTACAAGTCCTTTATCTAATATTTCATTATTTTGTAAATCTTGTATTAGTAAAACTCTATGTTCATGATGTCTGTTATTCAAACAACAAAAATACATATCTTTTCGATATGAAAACTTTTTTAATCTATAGTCTATAAGATTATCGTATACTCTATGATACCACTCGGGATAATAAAAAGCAGTAAAAACTTTTGGCAACTTATATTGTTGTAGCCAATCTTCATATTCTTCTGCTGTGCTTTTTAAACTAGTAGAAAAATAAACTTTGTTGTGTAAATTATTTTCATTAACAAACGCATCTATTTTTTTAAATCTGCGTTTGGCATAACCTTCTAAGTTATCATGTAAAATATAAAAAACATTTTCATTTTCTTTTACATTTTTTATAATCTCTTCGTCATCGCGATCTCTAAAATATTTTATAAAAAAATATTTTCCAACAGGATTTTCCTGCCAGTGTTGAAAAGACTTGTAAGGTAATCCAAATGGATCTGTATATCTATTATGAGCCTTATTACTATAGTTTATGTTAGAATTGATTTCCAATGGTGTATAGTCCTTTCAACACCTTCTTCGTAAGATACTTTGGGTTTCCACCCAGTTTTACTTGTAAGAAGATTATGATTACTATTAAGCCACCAAATTTCTCCGTGTCGTGGATCTTTTGTATCCCAGTTTATAGTTCCATTCCACCCTAATTGCTGTTGGATATAATGAGCACAATCTTTAATCTTACGTGGATCATCTGGTCCAATAGTATAGAAGTTGCCTTTACACGCATCTCTATTTTCAATTACAGCCATCCACGCATCTAGCAAGTCACTAATGTAAATAAAGTTTCTATAAGGTTCAGCATAACCTAAATTACAAGTATCACCTTTTATCATTTGAGAAATAATTTGTTCAGTAACGAAAAAGTCATTGTCTTTGCGTCCGTAACTATTAGTCTGTCTAAAACTAGCCCAAGGCAAACCGTATGCTCTACCAGCATATTCTAAATATTTTTCACAACCATACTTGGCAACAGCATAAGGAGCATTTGGATTAGGCTGCGTATATTCATCAAAAGCAACGCTTTCTTTATAAGTTCCGGTTTGTTCTACTTCATCTGAAATGGGTTGCCAGCCATAAACTTCCATTGTACTTGCGAATACAAAATAAGGTAATGTACTTAGTTGTCTACATGCTTCGATAAGATTTACTGTTCCTACATAATTTACTTCACTAAAACTTACTTGTTCGTAAAAACTTTTTTGAACTTCTGTCCTTGCTGCTAAATGAACTACAATATCAGGATTTACTTCTTTTACTTCTTGTTGAATACCAGTGTGATGTGTCAAGTCTGTTTTTAATTCGTGAACTTCTCCAATTGCTTGTAATCTAGGTAACAAATGCTGTCCAATAAATCCGCTTGATCCAGTTAATAATATTTTCATGTAGAACTCCTTACAGTATTTACGATCCATTAACCATGTACTTATTAGATCTGGTGGTTAAATACATTATGTTTGATACGGTAGATAAGTTTGAAAAAGAAATAGCAGAATTTTTTGGTGCTCCATATGCTGTAAGCACTGACTGCTGTACTCATGCTATCGAATTAATTCTAAGATACAAGGAAGTAAAAAATGTATCTGTGCCAAAGCAAACATATCTAAGTGTACCTATGACAGCAAAAAAAGTAGGTGCTACTGTATCATGGGCAAACACTCGATGGGAAGAATATTATTATCTAAGTCAAAACATATACGATGCTGCTGTGTTATGGAGACGAAACAGTTATATTGTCAACAGTTATATGTGTTTAAGTTTTCAATTTAAAAAACATTTGAGTTTAGGTAGGGGTGGTGCTATACTTTTAAGTAGCAAGCAAGAAAGAGATGATTTAATAAAATTGGGATACGATGGCAGACATCGTAATGCTCCATGGGCAGAACAAGATATTCACAGTGCCGGATATCATTATTACATGACTCCAGAAACAGCACAACTAGGATTAGACAAATTGCCTGATGCTATCAAATCAAAACCAAAACTTTGGACATACAAAGATTATCCAAACATTTATAATCTAATACACAATGTTATCTGATAGAGACCAGCTACCTACATATGGGTAAATGTTTGCTTTATATTTTGCTCTTAGACATCTAAGAGTGGCATTTCCTACAGTATCGCCAACAAGATTATTTACATTTTCTGGTTTACGGTATTCTTTTTCTAAATCAACATGTAGTTCTTGAAAAATAACTTTTGTTTCTGGACGTAATTGTAAATCTAAATCGCTGTACATGTATTTTTCTAAAAGATTCATGTGTCCTATTACATCAGGATGTAAATCGTCTAACAACCCATTCCAAGCATTACCTTTTTCATCAAACTCAATACAAATAGGCAACTTGGGTAATTTATCTTTGTATAATTCTTCAAACTTTTTACCAGCTAATAAATCTAAAGATTTAATATATGCTCCGCCGTCGCCTATGTGTGGATCAAATGCCATACCTTGCCAAAAAATATTGTCTTTCCAAGCACGGTTAACTGTAATAATTTCACTATAATTGAAAACTAAATCTTCTGGATAATTCCATCTATCTTGAAGCCATTTCATTTCTCTACCGTGAGCAAAAATACTACCAACCGCTTGATATTCTCCATCGTGTATATGATCCCAACGTTCAAAACTTGACCAAAGTATTACAATTTTATCTTCAGGTTGAATGTTAAATTTAGCATCAGCTTCAACTATACGATTCATAATACCTCTATTGCCTAAGCCTGCTATAGCAAAATTGTATATAGGTATTTGTAAATCATACGCCATAATAGTAGCCCATGTAGGCCAAGCATAATTTGTAAAACTACAACCAAACGCAAATAATCTCATTTTATTTCCTTAAAATTAAAATTGTGTCTTACACACCATTCATTAAATTTTGTTCTGTCTATGAATATACGAGGGTTATATACTTCTTGCATATGTAAATGCTCAACATTTTCGACCATGTCTAAAAATTCTTTTGGCAAATGGTTTTGAGGATTTAAACACATAGTACAAAGCCAATTAAAATTGTAATCAATTTTTTCTTGTAATTCTTCTTTTACTTTAGCATGATCTAAATCATGTAATTTGTTTATCTGTTTCCAAAATTCTTCAGCACGTTTTCTATCGTTGTCTATGCTATCAAAACTATAATCAATATATTCGTCAAACAGTTTAAATCCTAAATTTTCAAGTGCTTTGTTAAAATTTGGAACAGCATAGGTTACAAAAGGACGCTTATGTAAAATTGGAATGTATGTTTTTTCTGTTGTAAATATACATTCTGTATTGCTTTCACATACTACACTCCATAAACTACTACCAAATTGTTTTGGAGGAAATAATATGTCATTTCTTGGATCATCAACTGACTCCCAATCAAGTTTTTGTGGAATGTTAGGTGTATCAAAGTATTTCCATTTATAGTCCCAATTGATATCGTTAGCACCCCATGAAACAAAACCTTTGTGTCGTTGATTTTGTTTATACATTTCATCAAAGAAAATACACCTATGTATATGACCTTTATTATTTAGACTTGTAAATGTTTTCTTAAAAACTTTGGGTTGTATTACTGTATATTTGCTATTAATGTAAGTATGTAATGCTGCTGCTCCAAAATAATGCATATATTGTATTAAATTTTTGCCTTCGGTAATGTAATGCCTGTAATTTAATTCGGTGTCTAAATAAGCAGGTCTAATTAAAAATACTTCTACATTACATTCGGCAGCATATTTTAAAAAATCGTCCCAGTCTTGTCTATTTCCATACACAGACATTACTTCATATTCTTCAAAGCCCATTATCATTAATTTTTTAACTTCTGGTTCGGCTATTTTTCTTCTAAGATGTTTACCGTCTATCTGTGCCCAAACAAACCAATAGTACACGCCATCAAATACTTTGTCAAATATAAATTTATCCATATTATAATTAAGTACGCATTTAATTTTGTAAATACGTTATGAATATTTATAGTACAAACGAATGGGATACGTTGAAAAAGGTTTGTGTCGGAGTTGCTGACTATTGCCGCATTCCCGAGATGGACGAAAGTTTGCGTGTAATCAATTACGCAGACAGACAGGATGTAAGTGATGTAAAGGCTGGCTTATATCCTGATCAAGTTGTAGAAGAATCAAACGAAGATCTTGAAACTTTTGTAAAGTTTTTAGAAGGCGAGAGTGTTGAAGTAGTAAGACCTAAGCGTACAGAAGAAGTTGAATACTACAACTATTGCCCACGTGATACTGTATTTGTTCATGGCAACAGAGCTTTTGCTGCTCCAATGGCCCTCGCAGCAAGAGAAACAGAATGGCGACATCTACTGCCTGGTGTTAGTCCTATTGAAATAGGACACGGCATCGACAGAACAGGATTGTATGACGAATCATGCGTTGGAGATCCAGATCGCCTTGCCCTCACTGAAGTAGCACCTTGTTTTGACGCTGCTAATGCTATTAGAGCTAACGACGATATTTTGTATTTGGTAAGCAATAGTGGTAACAAAGCAGGTGCTGCTTATTTACAAACTTGGATAAACAAACCTGAAAACAGTTTTTCTGAACCAGGTAATATACGTGTTCATCGTCTTGAAGATGTATACAGCTATATGCATATCGATAGCACTATTGCGTTTTTGCGTGAAGGATTATTACTTGCTAATCCTAGCAGAATAAAAAGTATGGACGTTCTACCTGATCCTTTTAACAAATGGGATGTAATTTGGGCACCTGATGCTGTAGACGCTGGACACTATCCAGGATTGTGTAACAGTAGTATTTGGACTTGGAACGTAAACTTGTTCAGTGTAAATCCAAACTTAGTTGTATTAGAAGAACATCAAGAGCCAACACGTAAGGCACTAGAAGCACACGGTATTGAATGTGCTATGCTACCACTTCGCCATGCTAGAACGCTAGGCGGCTGTTTTCATTGCTGTACATTAGATCTCGTAAGAGGATAAAATATCGTTAAGTTGTTCTGCTGTTGATAAATGGAATTCAGGACCATCGTGGCCACAATCTCTAGCACCAAAACTACCTACTGCTGAATGTATATGATGCATCTTTGTATATAAAGGTACTTCTAACCAATTTTGTTCCCAACAAAAATTTAGCACAGGCACACCAAGTGCTTGCCACACAGCGTTTAATCCTTCGTAATGTCCTTGTACTGTTAGATTCATGTCTCCAACATCATCTAAGTACCTTCTGCCCCACCATTTACCATCAAGTGTTTTTGTTTCGCTTCTATCATTTAACGTAATAAAAAATTGATTGTGTGTATCGCCAAATAAACGTCTTGTTTTTTGAGGCCATTGACATACAACTAATTTTGGTATTGGTAATTTATTTGCTTTCCACATTATAGAATTTTGAAAAGGCACAAGAGACGAACTTGCCTGTTTACTAGCATTAAATAGATCTAAACCGCAATACTCTGCTACATGCCTAGTCCAGATATCATCCTCTGATATTCCAACTCCTTCAGTAAAACTACATCCAAATGCTAACATAAAATTTTTATCTAAGTCTGATATTTCTTTTGTTCTATAACCTAAAGAATTAAATTTATAATTAATTTTTTCAGTAGCATATCTCCATGTATGCCCCATCTTTTTCCTGTTAAATCTATAAGCATTTTCGTCATCGGTACTATACCATTCATAATCACCGTTGACATGCTCTAGATCGATTAGAAGAGGAAAATTTGTATTAAAAGTAAGTTGATCCATTTTGTTTTACAATAAATATATGCGTATATATTTAACCATCCATGGAGTACCAAATTGTATAACTGGTTTAATTGCTTATATTTTATGCCTCGAAACAACTTACTGCCAGAGCTTATCAGAAAAGATGGTTCTAAAACACCTCTATCTCAAATAAAAGAGATTGAAGGATTAATGGACTTAGTAAATGAAAGTTTTTTAAAAAAACATCCAGAACCAACAATTATTTACAATG